CTAATCAATGTTTCGATTCTTTCCGTAGAAAATACGGCCAGAGCTCAAGATTTTTCGATAGCCGCATCCAAGGGCGAATGATTTGTCAGGATGTACGCAGGTTTTGGCATCACTGCATTCCAAGTATCGAGAGCAACAATCCCATTCCTTTGGGTAGCGGTTTACAGTTTCGCCTGCAATTTGAATCAAAAAATCATAGTAAGATTCAATTGGGTGATCTTTGTCGATCAAAATGCGAATGTATTTTGAATCAGATGGTAATTGTTTGGTAGGGAAAGAGTCCGGAATTAGATCTGAAAAAACTGATGGAAGAGAGATGTAGTGCTGTGCTCCTCGAAGGTGTAGCCGGAAAGTGGTAAGTTTTTTAAACGAGACAGCAGTATAGCCGTTTCCAGTTTTATCGCTCTTTGTGGATTTATAGGTCAGGTGTTCTGGTTTCCCGCCGCAATCGCCAACAGCAGATTTTAATTCAGGAATAATAGACTCCAGGAATGTGACCTCTTTATACTCCACGGGCTCAAAGCCTAAGAGGGAAATTTGTTCATCCATGTTAGATCAATGCCTCCTGTTTAATTAGAACAATGAACTCATTTTCGCTTATGATCTGTATATTTGCTTTTCCGCTTTCATTTAGCTCTTTAGCATATGCTTCTTTACGGCTAAGGCCGTTTTCATCGACAAATTCTGGTTCTTTTTCTCCAACTACCAGAAAATGAACTTTTTTAGATATATTACTTTTTACAGTAGCGCCTACATCAACTGCATATTGCATAGCTTTTTTGCGGTCTATCGATAGCTGTCCTGTAAAAACAATGCATTTTTGATAGAGAGGATGGGTCTCATCAAATTCTGTTGCTTTCGGAGTGATATCCTTTACTGAAATTTTTTGATAGTATTTGCGCTGAGGTTTGCTCTTTCCGTGAATCTGATATGTCTCTTGTGTGTCCAGATCAAAAAAATGATTGATTTTTATATTCTCCTTGGAAAAGCAGAACTGTCCAATGTTGTTTAGCCCGGAAATATCCAGACACTTTAAAACGATATGAGCACATGTGATTGCGTCATCAAGTGCATTGTGATGTTGCCCCATGTCGATACCTAAATATTCTGCGCAGTGCTGGAGGGATTTTGTTCCAGGTACATAGTCTCGCGCAATAGAAACTGAATCTACATACTTAAAATTAGGAGAATTGTAATAATACAAAGATTGGTTTAATACAGACATATCAAAGTATGCGTTATGCGCAACAACCAAATAAGGACCAAAGAACCTGCAAATCTCTGATAGCCACAAGTCATCTAAAGATGGACTTTCTTTTACCATATCGGCTGTAATACCGTTGATTTCTATATTCTTTGCATTGAAATTCAGATCATGAGGCTGTATCAAAGAATAGAAAGTATCCACTATCTCTCCATTTTGTACTGCAGCAATTCCAATAGAACAGGCACTATCATAACGATTTGAAGCAGTTTCAAAATCTATAGCAACAAAATCGAAACGGTTCATGAAAACATCCCTTTCACAGGTTTATACAATTTTCCTATTGACACATTAGTACATACGTTCTACAATGGAAATATAGGTATAAGGGAGGGCGGTACATGTGACAAGGGCAGAGGTGTGCAAAATTGCGATGGAAATGGATGCGGGTGAGCAGGCAGATTTTAAGGTTTTTCTCGTTGCTCTGCTTGAAAGCGAAGATACCGCTCTACCTCTGGCATCCGATCGTTCGGAATGCGTTTGATTAGCTCTAACAGCTCAGGGTCCAGCCCGTCAGTGGAATCACTGGCGGGTTTCTTTTCTTTCTCATCGCGGCCTAAGAGATAATCGACAGATACGTCAAAATAATTTGCAATTGCGATTTTCATGTCATCGCTTGGGGTCCGCGTGCCAGTTTCATATTGCGATAACGTAGAATTGTTGATTTTTAGTATTGCAGCCAGTTCGAATTGTGCCAGGTTTCGCTTTTCTCGCAATAATTTTATTCTCGGGCCGATATCCATACATCCACCTCGTTTCGCATTTCGTGAAGCAATCATATCACATGATTTGCAGATTGAAAATATTTTTTTGCAAAACGTGAAAAAATATCTTGACATTTGCTAACTGTGAATTTATAATGCGGATAGAAGGAGGTGATGAATATGTCCAAGCTGGAAGAACTCCGGGTAGCAAAAGGTCTGACCCAAGACGTCATTGCTGCCTACGCTGGTATTGCCATATCGACCTATTCTCAGTATGAAAATGGGCTCCGTTCTGTTCCGCTAAAAACAGCTGAACGTATTGCGGAACTCCTTGGATGTGAACTATCCGAAATTTTTTTGCCGCAGAAATTCACAGTTAGCAAATCGATGGATGAATGCGCAGAAGTACAGGACAGCGCATGAAAAAGCCGCCCGGGCGAGCGGCGGAGGGGGCTGACATAACGGACAACCTCCGGCCCATACCATGACAGAAAGGAGGTGCAGCCACGTGGGGCGCAGAGAGGTTTACTGCATCGGCGAAAGACAGCAGATATACTTCACTCGCTGGGAACTGGAGGGACAGCCGGTGGAGGTAGAGGAGACGCAGAGAACGACACTCTACCGCCACAAAGATTATCCGACCCGCTGCGTCCGCTGGACTGGGCTGCACCTCACCAAGTACGGAGACCTGCCGGAGCAGCAGTCAATGGGATCGCTGGTCAGCGACGCCGGCCCGAAATGCGGAGTATCGGTAGTGACTGAACGGGCCCCTGAGGTGCCTTACACCTCAGAGGAACGGGCAGCTGGCCGGGAGCGGATCAGGCAGGCAGTAGAGAAAATCTATGGCTGCCGGTGTGAGTGGAAAAACAAAGGAGGTGCCCCAGATGTGGGGGAGGACGAAGAAAGTGTTACTCAAGTTGTGTAGGCTCAACGGGGAGGGGGAGTGTCCAGCGTCCCAGGCAGACAAGCGCTGCGGGGCCGCTCTGCTGGGCCTTCTGGCCGCGATTACCGTCTGCTATGAGCTGACCGACGGCGCGGCGCTCCAGGAGGTCCGGCAGGAGGACAAGCCCTCGGTGGAGATTATCTGGGAGGCACCCATAAGCCAGCCCCGGCTGCTGGAGGCTGTGAAGCTTCAGCTGGAGCCGGACCCCTACCGGGAGGACGTCCCCCTGGAGCGGGAGCTTCAGGCTGCCCTCCGTGCGACCTGCGAGGAAAACGGCGTCCCCGTCGCTCTGGCCCTTGGGCTGATCGAGGAGGAGAGCCAGTTTCAGCCGGATGTGGTCAGCCACAGAGGGGCTTATGGTCTTTGCCAGCTCAATCCCAAGTATTTCCCCCGGGAACTGACTCCGGCTGAGAACATTGCCGCCGGGGTGGGCTATCTGGGGGAGCTGCTGGAGCGGCATGGGGACACAGCGTCGGCCCTGCGGGCCTATAACCTGGGTTATGACGACGGAGACCGGAAATTTGCAGACGCCGTCCTTGCGGCGGCGGAAAAATGGGAGAAGGACTGACTATGTATCAGGGGATAGAGCGCAAAGTACGGGACGCGCTGAACGGCTGGTTTGGCCGGGGCAGGGTCGAGAGTGCGGAGCCTGTGGAATCTGGTGTGTTCCGGGCCCGGCTTATGGACGGCGGCCTGGCCTATGCTATCGTGGCGGAAGACGGTTCCGTCATCATTGACGAGCGGGAGGCGGCGTACTGATGAACATTATGCCGCACGCCACCCGTACCAGCCTGCGGCGGCTGCTCCTGAGCAAGGGGGTGGAGGTGCCCCCTGTCCAGGATCTGGTCATGGGGTACCGCTGCCGCCTGCGGGCTTATGCCCCCACCTTTGTGCTGCGGTGGAGGGACAGCCGGGGGAAGCACCATATGGTGATTTACTATTTTTGTGATGGACAGCCCTATCTGGATGTAGACAGCAAAACCGTCCCCATTACGACAGAGGAGGTGCAGCTCCATGGACTGTACAAGGAAAAAGAATAAACCCCGCACAGCGGGCAGGCTGTGCGGGGCAGGTTGCAGGCTTCGCAGGTATCTGCAACACGATCACTAGCAACGCTTAACAAGGGCATACAGGCCATAGTATAAAACGCAGAGAGAAAGATTTTCAGATTTTCCACTCAAACGAAACGCGGTCGCTGGTGGCCTGGACCTGAGAGAGAATAATGTCCGTCACCTGCCGTCGGTCGTCAAAGTCAATCGTGTTCCAGTTTTCCAGATGGGCAGACAGAAACTCGATTTTCTGTGGGGAAATTGTTTCCGCGTTCAGTGCCGCGATTTCCTTTATCAACCGTTGGCGGTTTGCGTCCAGCTCCTCAATTTTCCCATTGGCATAGGACAGTAGAACCGCATTGGCCCCGGTCAGAGTGTTCAGCAGTTTTTCAATTTCGTCCTCCACCTGGGCCAATTCCACATTCAAGGCGGTCAGCTTGGGATTGACGGTCGTTGCTTTTGCGGTCAGGGTTTGAAATTCGGAGAGCTTCTTCACCATCTCCCCATAGACAAATTGCTCAAACTCTGCCGTCCGAAGCGTCCCGCAGCCCTCACAGCTTTTATTGTCCGCCCGCTTGGAGCACCGAAGATACTGCGTCCCTGCCGGGTTGCCCACGCTCATAAGGGCATACCCACAGCGCCCACATTTGATTTTTCCGGCCAGCCAGGTATTCCGGGCCTTGCGCCCTCCCTGGAACGTGATATTTGCCAGCAGCTTCTTCCTGCACCGCAGCCAGGTATCGGCGGGGACAATGCCCTCGCTGGGGGCCAGCACAAGGATCTGCCCCCGCAGATCCTTGTGTTTTCGCTCCTGCACGTCCCGGCCCTGGTAGAGATAGCAGCCGTTTGTCCCGGCGAAGTCCGCCGCGTCGTTGACCACCACGGCCCCCTGGCCCTTGAAAAATTCGTACAGCTCCAGGTCTGCCTGGGCGTAAATTGGGTTGCGGAGCAGTTGGGAGATAAACCCCCGTTTCAATTCCTTGCCGTAAATCAGGATATTGTTTTCGGCAAAGTACCGGGCAATATCCCCGAACGACGTAGACGGCTCGGCGTACATTTCAAACATCAGTCGGGCAATATTCGCCGTGGTGGGGTCCGGGATCATCATTTTCGTGCGGATACCTTGGAGGGTGGTAGGCTCCAGCTTGAAGCCATAGGGGGCGGCACCGCTCATGTGGAAACCCCGCTGACACCGGGAGTAGTAAGCGTCGGTCACGCGCTTCTGGATCGTCTCGCGCTCTAACTGGGCGAACACGATACAGATATTCAGCATGGCCCGGCCCATCGGGGTAGATGTGTCAAACTTTTCCGTAGAGGAAACAAACTCCACGTTGTACTCCTGGAACAGTTCCATCATGGTTGCGAAGTCCAAAATGGAACGGCTGATACGGTCCAGCTTGTAAACCACCACCCGGCGAATTAAACCCTGGCGGATGTCGGCTAAAAGCTCCTGGAATTTTGGCCTGTCCGTATTCTTCCCGGAATAGCCCTTATCTTGATAATCTTTGTGGTTCCCACCTCTTAACTCGTACTTGCAGAACTCGATTTGACTTTCAATACTGATACTGTCCTTGCGGTCCACGGACTGTCTGGCGTAGATAGCGTCGATACGGTTTTCCATGATAACTCCTTTCCTGTCGGAAAATGGAGCTGTCAACCTTTACAAGTATATTATACCAAAGACAGCCCCACGGCACAAGGATGCCGCCCGGTCAGCGCATTTCCGCGCGGCCCGGCGCGTATTTGCGGAACACAGTGTAAAGCCCCGCCTCGATCTCCCGCTTGCGCCTGTTCCGCACCTTGGGCGCAAGAATGGGGGTCAGATTTTCAACAGTGATGGTTCGGCCCTGGAGAGAGGCCGTTTTCACTTCTCTGTGATAATTGGTTCGGGTATGCGGCATATTCTATCCTCCTGTGTAAACGGGGGTTTTAAGCAAACAAGTTTCCCTCTTGTCCCGTGGGGAAACGCAGAAAGGCAGCACCCGGAAAAGTGCCGCCCTTCAACCTTGCCCCACTTCTGGTCACGGTGGCCAGAAGTCCAGCGAGGATAAATCCATTTCGATCTATGATTGCGCCGTATTTGCCACGCGCCCCGGCACAGGGGAGTATCCCAGGCCGCCGGGCGGCTCCGGCTGTCATAACTCCGCAGGATTGCGAAGCTCCCCCGCAAGTCTATGGGAGGGCGTGAGCAAGTTTCATTATCCCCTGCGCTGTCGCCGCGCCCGGCTTGCCAGGGCCGGGTCAAAGGTTCGCGCTGATCGCTCGGCCCGCTTCTGTCACCTCCTTGAGCGGGCTGTCCTGGCGGCGCGCCTTTTGTCGCTGTTCACGCAGGTTTTGTGCCTGGAATACTGTGTATTCAGTTGTCCTCAGTGCATAAGTCTCCTCATACATCAGGCGGGTTTTGGCCGATTTCGGGTACACCTCAATGAAAATTTTTCAAAATTTCTGAAAGATTTTTTAAGCCCCGGCGGATACTGTCGCAAACGGCGCTCCCCTCTACATTTTCGGCCCTGGCAATCTCAGATTTTTTCTTGCCCAGAATGTAGTGGGCATACACCCTTCGAGCCTGGATGGGCGGGAGCTGGTCAAGAGCGGCGTAGAGGATAGAACGGTTTTCCTCCTCCAGAATGATCTCCTCCGGGGTCAGGGGCGGGAACATCACATCCGGCTCAAAGCCGGGGTCAACGTCCAGGGAGCACTCGTCATGCTCCCGCTTGCGCCGCTTGTAGCTGTCACACTGGCGGCCCCCGATGGAGAGAACAACGGCGATTTCATCCGATACCTCCAGGGTGATATTCTCGGTCAAATAGGGATAGTAACGGTTCAATTTGATGGTTGTCATATGTAACCTCCATTTCGATATTGGTGGAAGGGGACAGATCGAAATGGAGGGGCGGGGAGCGGCAGCGGGCCTCTGGACACCGTGTCCAGAGGCTTCGGAATAGAGAAACGCCCGCACAGCGCAAGGCTATACGGACGTACCGGGGCGACAGGATATTACAATTTTCGCAGTTGCGGCCAGGGCTTCCCGTCAGCGGGGGTGGGCTTTTTTTGACAGTAAACTATAAGAAAAGGACATAGCGATACCTCCAGGATACCGCCGTGTCCTTAAAAATGGGCGACTTTAACACACCCTCCGTTTTCCGTTTTTTCAAAAGAACGCGGCGGCTTGAAATTTACTATTTCAAAACCGCCGCATGGCTACTTGTATTTTGTTCGGGCGCACAGATACCAGCCGCCGAAACAACGGTTTTTTTATATGCCGTTGTTCTGGCAGAGGTGTTGAATTATCAGGATGCGTCTGCTGACACAATCGAAACGCTGCCCCTTACAGTTCCCAAAGCACCGTCCGGGGCTTGGAGGTACAGCTTATAGGTTCCGGGCGTTGTCGCTGGAGGCCCAACGGTAAAATCCGCAATACATTCCAGCGGTTCGCCCGGCTGACGCAGGTTATTCACTGACCAATAGGCCACATCTTCCTGATTGTCCTTTGCAAAAAAGACCTTCATTCTGTTCCCTGTTTTCGCTGAAATGTCGTACAAAATTTCATCTCCGTCGGACAATGTGTATTCCCCCAGGAAGATAGTTTCTCCTGCCGCTACGGTTTTGAAATCAACGGGGATTATTGCCACACCAGTTTTATCATCCGGATCATCCATATCCCTCAACAGTTCAATCACTTCCGCTTCGGTCATATAGGAAACGCCTGTGATTTTGTTTTTCGCATCACGGACAATTTTGATATTGACGGTTCCTTTCGGGTTCATATTCAGCGTATAGAAGGAGCCTTCCTTCCGGATGTCCAGAAAGATATTGACCAGCTGTCCTTGATAATAATAGGTCTTTTCATCGACCATCGTGACGCCTGCCTTCTCATATTCCGCCATCTGCGCTTCGGCCCATTCTTTCTGCTGCTTCTCTTCCAGCTCGTCAAACTCCTCGCTCCGGTTCAGCTTATCAAAGAGCATAGATTGAAAAGCCCAGTTTCCATCTTCCAAAGCCCTGTCCAGCCAAAGTTCCAGTTCCGCTTTGTCCATACAGTCCGTTAAAGTGGAGAAAAACGCCATTTCTTCATCGGTATATGCCTTTTCTGCAAAGTCGGCAAGCAGAGGAGAATTTGAGCCAAGTCTGCGCACAGCAACAGAGAAAAAAGCGAAATCGCTCTCGGCATACAGCTTTTCAAGCCATATCCTTTGAGCATTTTCGTCCAGCCGGGGGAAAGTTATTTCAAACAGAGGCAAACTGTCGGCTTTATAATACCGCTCTATCTCTGAAGAATTATCCTCAATGCTCGCGCCTGCTTCTTTGGGGTAGACAAAATTATCATAGGAACGGCTGCCTTGCCCAATCGCAAGGACTGCACCAACCGACTTATTAGTGGCATTTTTTCCTGCACTCGCAATGTCATAATCCCGCAGGGTAATGTTGTAAATATGTGCATTTTTCGCAACCCCAAACAGTCCTATAATCTCTGCGTCCGGGTCGGTCATAGTGAGGCCCGTGATCTCAAAGCCATTGCCGTTATAGGTTCCTGTAAAAGGGACATCCCATGTTCCGATGGGAACCCAGTCACCTGCGGACAAGGAAATATCCGCTTGCTGCATATAATTCAGGTTCATGCCATACTTGCCTGTGCCAATCGCTCTGAGCTGGGCTTCATTATAAACTAAATAATATGATGTTCCCTTAAAATCCAATGTTTCCATTTCTAACGAATTGTCTGCATGTATCGAATTTGGCACATCTGCGGCAGCGGCAGTAGAATAAATTCCGACGAAAGCTGCACTGAAAATGATACACAACGTCAGCATACCAGTCAAAAGCCGAATTGCTTTTGATGCTTTCTTAAAACTCATAATTGCACCTAACCTTTCTTTCAATAGCTGTTTATTTTCGCTTAAAGTGACAGCGCCGAGATTTTCTTTGTATCTCCCAACTGCGGCCATCGCGTCAAGCAAGGTTTTCCCGTAGTCCTGCGCGTTGCCGCTCCCCATTTTGGCAAGGACGGCTTCATCGCAGGAAAATTCACAAGCCTTGGTAATTTCCAGGCTCATAAGATATACAAGCGGGTTAAACCAATGCAGGCAGACTGTAATCTGCACCAGCCATTTATAGAACATATCCCGCCGTTTGTAATGCGTCAGTTCATGCAGGATGATATAGCGAAAATCTTTTTCAGGAATATCTGCGCTGGGCAGTACGATACACGGACGGAAAAAGCCAATCAGCAGAGGGGAAGAAACCAACGGGTTGACGCATAATTCAATGGGCTTTTTGATGCCCGACTGCTCCGCAACAATAGAAAGTTCGTCTAACCGCTCAATGTCAGAAACCGGGGTTAATCCAGCCTTGATATACCGCATAAAGCCCTGATAGATTGTTATTTTTCGTATCAACAAGCCCAGCGCGGCCACCAGCCACACCAGCCAGATCTGATTGATTAACAACACTCCAATATCTTGAAGTGGGTGGGCAGTTGTTACATCATCTGCCGGACTACTTACCGTTTCATTGTGATGTTCCGCCCCAACAGCGGGAGCAAGATTGCTTTCCGGAGCGTTTAATGGGAGCTGTTGCTGCGGCGGTAAAGGAGCGGTCTGGGATATTGCTTGATCGACAGCCTGATATGCCTTCCCCATCAGGCTTACTTCCGTCCCGAACGGGAGCAGTAGCCGCAAAACAACAACCAGCCAAATGTAATACTGCCATTGCCGGCTGATTTTGTTTTTCAAAAACTGTTTTCCAAAAAGTAAAGCCAGAATAAGTAAACTGCCGGAAAAAGACATGGACAGGAAAATCTTCAAAACTGCGTTCATTGCGGCCCTTTTCCTTTCTCCAGCAGCCGTTTCAATTCCTCATATTCCTCGTCTGCCAGCATATCGCCCATAATCAGATTGGAAACCAGACCTTTTGCGCTGCCCTCATAAATCTTGTCCAGGAAATTTTTCGTCTGCACCGTCTGGTACTCCGCTTCCGAAACAAGTGTGGTATATTCGTTGCGGCGTCCGATTTTCTTTGCGCTCAGAAAGCCTTTGTTCATCAGCCGCGATAGGAGTACAATCAAGGTGTTCTTTTGACACGGCTTGCCTCTGGCAGCTAGCCTATCCATGATATAGGGAAACAACGTCACATCCTCTGGGTTTCCCCATACGATTTTCATAATTTCAAGTTCAGCATCGGAAATTTGCTGTACCACGTTTTTATCCTCCTTAATGTATAACATCGTGTTGATGATTAAAATATAACACGATGTCGTCCTTCTGTCAAGTCCATAATTTTACAAAAGAGATTAGGAATACGCAGTCTCCACTATTACGCAATTCTGGGGGGTGCGCTAAACGGCAAGCAGGGCGAGTGTCAACACACTCACCATTTTCGCCTTGCGAAAATGCTTGTTGAGGTTGCACCCCAAACCCGCCGGAGGCCTCTGGACACCGTGTCCAGAGGCCTCCCTGTCTGCGGCCCGTCGCTTTGCTCCTGGGCCTTACGCGCTTACAGCGCAACCACCTCCGAAAGCCTCTCCAGCAGTTCGGAAAGCGGCCCCCATAAGTCCGCATAATCTTTTTGCAGGGCCTTGATTTCATCCGGGTAAACCCCGCCGTTGATATTCTCTCGGACCGCGATTTGATTGAGGTTATTCGCACACCGCCTTTGCAGAGAAACAATGTCTTTGACGGGAGCGAGGTCAACGTGGAGCACATAGCCGTTGAGGGCCATTTTCCGCACATAGGCTGAAAGGTTGCGGATACCCACATCCGCCATGCGCTCCTGGATTTTTGCCCGTTCATCTGGAGACAGCCAAACATGGAGCAGCGTGTTCCGAACACGTTTCTTTCCCACAACCACAGTTGACGGACTTTGGAGGCTGCAAAACGTTGATTTTTTACCGTTCATAGATACCTCCCATAAATTCAAATTGTTGACAGTATCCCGATAAATCGGGCCTGGGGAATGATACTATACCAGCCCCTATGAAACCAAGGCCGGAAACCCTTGCGGGGCAAGGCGTTGAAATTGCCAATTGTCCACATATCAGCCGTGGAAAGATAGCGATTTGAGAAGAAGCGGTTCGACCCTATCCCCCCGCCCTTTCCCTATCCAGGGAAAGGGGGCGGCTCTGGAGGATATATCCCCCGTCGCGCCTTGAGAGGTAGCACAGCCGGGACAGCCAGTCAAGGGTGCGGAGCACCGCCGCGCAGCGGCGGCTTTGCCCTTGACAGGCAGCCCCGGCTGTGCTATGGGTGGTGCGGCGACGGGGGATACATCCAGCAGAGCCTCCGTGGACGAAGCGGGGAAAATGGGCGGGTCCCTTCTGGTCACGGTGTCCAGAAGATATACAAAAACACCGCTCCGGTTTTTTGTCGGAAGCGGTGTTTTGCGTAAGGTTGACAGTCCATTCATTGTCATGTTTTTGTATGCTCTTGTTAAGGGAAGATATGATCATTATAGCACACTCCCCGAAAAATACAAGGGGTGGATGATATGATTTCCGAGAATACTTTCAGGTCCGGCCGCAAAAAGGGATTTATTGTTCTGTACAGGGAAGCGGCACAGGATGACCGGCTGACTCTGGAAGCCCGGGGGTTGTTCGCCCTGATGGTCAGCCTGCCAGACAACTGGGAGTACACTGTCTCCGGTCTGGCCGTCAAGGCGGGGTGCGGAAAAGACAAGGTCCGCCGGCTGCTGGGAGAGCTGCAAAGAGTAGGGTATCTGGTCCGGGAACAGAGCCATGATATGGGAGGCAAGTTCGCTTCCAACGTCTATGTTTTGCAGGATGAAGCACCGTTGTCTGGAAACACCGTCAACGGTGAAAACCGTCAACGGTCAGAACCGTCAACGGGAAAACCGTTGCCGGTTTTTACGACACAAAAGAATAAAGAAGAAAAGAATACAGACTTAAAAGAACCCCCTAAAGCCCCCCAGGGGGCGAGTGTGGCGGAAAAGCCGAAAAGAGCTCGGAAGCCGAAATCGGTGCCCGGCTGGCAGCCGGAGAAGTTTGAGGGCTTCTGGAAGGCCTACCCTCGGGACGAGGACCGGGCCAAGGCGGTGGAACAGTGGGACAAGCTCCCTCAGGATAAGGAGCTGATGGCGAGCCACGGGGACAGTGAGGAGGCGCTTCTGCTGGAAATATCCCGGGGGCTCAAGCGGCATCTGGAGAGCCGGGAGTGGCGGGAGGATGTGGGCATACCACACGCCTTCCGGTGGCTCCGGGACCGAAGGTGGACGGAGAAGCGCAAGCGGCCGGCCCTGGAAGCTCCCTCCGAACCTCCAGCCCCTGTCCCGCCCAGGCCATTCCACACGGAGATTATCAACGGGGAGGAGGTAACCGTCTACGATGAGAGCGCTTGAGGCAGAGCAGGCGGTCCTGGGCTCAATCCTCATTGACTCCAGGTGTCTGGAGGCGGCGGCCCGGATCCTGCGCCCCCAGGACTTTGCCCTGGAGCTGAATCGGGAGCTGTACCAGGTAATCCTGGCGATGGACCGGGGAAAACAGCGCATTGATCCGGTGACCGTGCTGGAGGGAATGAAGCGGGCGGGCTGTTACGTCGAGGGTGCATCCCGCAGCTATCTGCTCCAGCTGATGGACGTCACGCCAACAGCGGCCAATGTGGAGGAGTACGCCAAGATCGTCCGGGAGGAGGCGTTGAAGCGGGGAGTGGCGGCGGTGGCCGAGTACATCACGACGGAGCTGGCCGAATACACCCCGACCCCGGACGTGCTGATGGAGGCCGTCCGGCGGCTGGAGGACCTGCAAAAGGACGGCGTGAACGAGGACCTTTTGGACCCGGACAGCGCCATGCTGGCCTTCTATGCCCACCGGGACCTGGTTGCCCAGGGCGGCGGTGCGTTTGTGCCGACAGGCTATCAGGATCTGGACCAGCAGCTGGGGGGCGGGATGCTGAACAGCGGCATGTATGTCCTGGCCGCCCGGCCGGGCATGGGAAAAACTACCCTGGCAATCAACATCGCCGACCGGCTGGCTAAGCAGGGCAGGCCTGTGCTCTTTGTGTCGCTGGAGATGGACCCGGAGCAGCTGGAGTCCAAACGCCTGGCCCGTGAGACGGGCATCCCCGCCAACCGGCTGCTGATGGGTGTGCTTACGGACGAGGAGGAGGCCGCCGTCGCCGATGCGGCGGATGTGATCCGGGCTTTGCCCGTTCACATCAACCGCCGGGATACAGCGACGGTGGCCGATGTGGAGCAGATGGCCCGCCGGGTAAAGGACCTGGCTCTCATCGTCATTGACTACATCGGCAAGCTCCGTCCGGAGCTGCGTGGGCGGAGCCCCGGACGGGTGGAGTACATGACGGAGATTTCCGGGGACATCAAGAGTCTGGCCCGCCGCTTCCGGGTGCCAGTGCTGGCCCTGTGCCAGCTGAACCGGGCGGGCTCAGACCGTAAAGACCCAACGCCTATTTTGACCGACCTGAGGGACACCGGAGCCATTGAACAGGACGCGGACGGAGTGATATTTCTCCACAGGCCTGACTATTACCAGTCTCAGAAGGCCGCAGGGACGATATCGGAGCTTCAGGTCATTCTGGCGAAGAATCGCCACGGCTCTTCCGGAGAATGTACGATGGCGTTTGATATGAGGTCCAGCAAAATGACGACCTCCCATTACCGGCCGGTGGCGCGGAGGAGAGACCCGGAGCAGCTGGGCCCCACACAGATGACATGGGAAGAAATGGAGGACAAGTGGGACAAGGAAAACCCCTTTACGGATAAGGAGGAACAGCATGACACAGACAGATAAAGCGGCCCTGTCGGACCGGCTAAGCAATATCGGGCTGGTGACGCCAACCCTGGCGGAGGGCCAGCCTGGTCAGATGGACGCCGTCCGGGACATTGAAACCATCACAGGCGAGATTTTGGAGGCTAAGCGGGTAGGTGGTGAGGCGATTCTTACTATTGGTCGGGGCCTGATTGAGGCGAAGGCCATGCTGGAACATGGTGAGTGGCTGACATGGCTGAGCGAGAAGATAGAGTTTTCCGAGCGTCAGGCCCAGCGGCTCATGAAGATTGCCAGAGAGTATTCAAATCCGACACTGGTGTCGGATTTGGGAGCCCGCAAAGCCTTGCAGCTGTTGGCGTTGCCGGAAGCTGAACGGGAGGAGTTTCTCACTGAGACCCACCAGGTGAACGGGGAGGAGAAAGCGGTTATCGACATGACCTCCCGGGAGCTGGAGAAAGCCATCAAGGAGCGGGATGAGGCCCGGAGGGTGGCGGAGCAGGCAAAGGCAGACAGCCGGGCCGCTGAGGAGGAGCGGCAGGCGCTGATGGAGAGCATTAAAGCAGCCAACGCGCTTTTAGATTTGGCCAAGTCGGAGAAAGAGGAGACAGCCAACTATGTCGAGAAGCTGAAGAAGCAGCTGTCCGAGTTGAAGGCGGCGCCAGTGGACGTGGCAGTAATGGAAGTGGACCAGGCAGCGCTGGACAAGGCCCGGGCCGAGGGCGAGGCCGCCAAGGCGGAGGAGATTGCGGCCCTCCAGGCCAAACTGGACAAGGCCAATGAGTCGAAGAAAAAAGCCGACGAGAAGCGAAGAAACGCCGAGGCCACTGCGGACATTCTCAAGCTTCAGCTGGAGGAGGTAGCGAAAAACAGAGAGAAAGCCGCTGCTATGTCCGACCCGGATGTGGCTAAATTCCAGGTCTACTTTGACCAGGCTCAGGAGGTAGTCAACAAGCTGCGGGGGCTTCTCATGAGGGCCCGGGGGCGGGAAGAACAGACCACCGCTGAAAAATTGACCAGGGCTATCCTGGCGTTGAGCGACGCGATAAGGGAGGCTGCGAAATGAACAGCTGGTATGAGCAGGCTAAGGGTAAGTTGGAGAAGGGCGCCAAGGAGGTCAAAGGCCAAAAGGAAGGTGCAATGAAGTCCGCTGTCAAAAATACTCTGCTTGACTTCTGCCAGCAGAATGAGGAGTTCGCCCAGGCTGTAGCCCAGGGCGGGAGCTTTCCTGAGTGCATGGCGGCGGTGGCCAAGGGGGCAGGAAACAGCATCTCCGACCTGGACGCCTATAAGCGGGCCGTGTCCTTCTACTTTCCCGGTGCAGCGGTCTCAATGATCATGCGGATCGACCTGTGCGGGAGCGTCCGGGCGGAGGAGCCGGAAGAGGACAACGTCCTGCAGCTCAACTTCGACGACTTCCTGTGAGGTGGACGGTATGGCAAAGTGTAATGTGGACGCCATCGCCGGCGCGGAACTGCTGAGCCGCTTCCAGGCATACCTGACGGGCGAGGAGGAGGAGCAGGTCAAGGAAAGGTTCACCGGCCTGTGCTTCTATGAGACCTTCGGTCGGCGGGACTACCGGGAGTGCTGCTGCACCAAATGCGAACAGACCTTTAGTGTGGAGAAAGATGAAGACAAGGATTTTTTCAAGGCACATCACAACGACTACGTCACCTGCCCGGCGTGTAGGGAAGAGGTCCAACTGAAAAGCCTGGGGCGGATCCGAAATTTCTCCAACCTCCGGGAGACCATCCCAGCGGTCTTCCTCCGGGCGGACAAAGAGGGCGCCCTGCTGATCTCCGCCGGACTGGCGACCCGGAAGATCCCAGGCTGGAATGACCTAACCCCATGGGTGGATTGGACCGAGAAGGCCCGGTATTATCTGGCCCCCGGTCGGGTGATGGGGTGGAAGCGGTCAATCGACTACTATTTCGGGATGATAATGGGCCCTCAGCCCTGGACGCAGATGAAAAACATCTGCAAGCCCTTCCAGAACAATCCATACCGTTGCCTCACCGACCATTACTGGCTGTTCGGGCTGGAGGCCCTGGAGCGGTCAAAATTCCGGTACTGCCAGATCAATGAGTGGTATCGTGATGTAGTGGGGTGCTGGTTGGAGGAGGACAACAAGGTCCGGCTGTGTATTGAGTTTCTGGCAGAGTACGCCCTCCACCCTCAGATGGAGCTGGCGGTGAAGCTGGGGCTTACCGATGCGGTAACCGATCTGTGTGAGGGAAAGAAAAATCACCAGGACCTGAACTGGCAGGCAGACAAGCCCTGGGACTTTTTCCGGCTGTCCAAAGCGGATGCCAAAGCCTTCCTGGCGGCGCCCTCCCTGACGCTGCTCCACTGGATCCACGAGGAACAGCGGGCCGGGGCGGAACTGCTGGTCCGGGACATGATCCGGTTGTGGAGCTCCTTTGGCGGGGCCCAGGCGAAAAAGCTGGCCAGCTGCACCCTGCGGTGTAAGGTCAGCCCTCAGAAGGCGGAGCGGTATGTGCTGTCTGTCCTGGGGCCGATCGCCCAGGACCAGGCGGCGGAGCTGTGGTACGACTACCTGGATATGGCCGGGAAGCTGGGGTACGACCTGAACCGGGAGGATGTCTTGATGCCAAAGGACCTGCGGGCGCGGCACGACGCGGCGGCTCAGACGATACAGGCGGAGGAGGATAAGAAGCAGTCCAAAGCCTACGCCAAACGGCTGGAGGAGCTGCGGAAAAAGTATGAGTTTGAGCTGGACGGCCTGCGGGTCGTGGTCCCGGAGAACGCCCGGCAGATCGTGGAGGAGGGGCGGATCCTCAAGCACTGTGTGGGCGGCTACGCGGGCCGGCACATCCAGGGCAAGACCACGATCCTCTTCCTGCGGCGCTCCCGCCGGCCAGAGCGATCCTACGTCACCATCGAGATGACGGGAGCCGGCCAGACAGATATCATGCAGATCCATGGGTACAGAAACGAGCACTACAGAGGCGGCATTAGTCCCAGAGATCAGTATGAGCACTTTTTGTCCGTATGGAAGGGGTGGCTGAAGGCCGGGAGCAGACGGGACCGGCAGGGCCGGCCGGTGCTGCCCCAGGAGCAAAAGGCAGGCGTTGCCTGATGCTGACCATCGTCTGTCAGGTGGACCGCCCGCCCGGCCAGGCTATCGGCGTGAAGGAGCAGGTGGCCATGGCCCTGGAACACATTGGCGATGTCCGGGTAGTGTCAGTGACAGAGACCCACCCGGAGCAGCTGAGGATTGGAGGATAATATGAGACTTTTAAAACCTGGTGAATCATGTCCCCTATGCGGGATGTCTATCCGAGAGGGGCTTCCTAAACGGGAATTGCTGCTTCTTAGCTATGTGGCAGAAGGTATGTCATTGTTGGATGCGATAAATGCTCTAACCGAGGTGATGGAGCTGCCTCCACTGGGCGGGGTGGTGGTGCAGGGAGATGCTTTGGCGGAACCTCTTGAGCCTGGGCCTCCAGAACAGGTCAAAACGGAGTCAGAGGACATAGGGGCGGAAAAGCGGGCTATTGTACAAAGGCTGAAAGCATACCGGGATGCCTACGGGCTGGGCTGTCTGGATAAGGTCGCTGAAAAGACTGCCCACAGGAAGGGAGCCCGCATATCGGAGGATACTCTACGGGATATCGCTGGCGGCTGTGCCCCTAAAATGGAGCTGTCTGAGTGGCAAAAGATTGCCAAAGCTCTGGATGCGCTGGAGGCCAAGGAGGCAGCGAATGGCTAAAACATTAAAACAAGTTCGCTGCGGCCGGCTGGTGTGTGCTGTTGTGTATACTGCACCGGCAGTGGGAGACTCCCCGAAAGCCAGGGCCCAGAAGCAGAAGGCAAGTACCGCCGCCCGGGAGCGGCTGAACGCCAGGACTTCCTTCCAGAAGCTGGAGCGGACACTGGCCGCTAATTTTGACAACGGGGATTTGTTTCTGACCTTGACTTTTGGCGACAAATATCTTACTGAGACCAGAGAGCAGACAATAAAGCGGGCCCGGAACTTCTTTGGCAAGTTCCGGGCAGCGAGAAGAGCCAGAGGACAGCCTCTGAAATATATCTATGTAGTGGAGGGGCACTGCCCCGGGGGGCGGCCTCATATCCATGTGGTTGTTAATTCTACCGGGGATGACCTGGAGGAGATTAAACGTCTATGGGTTTACGGTGATAACATAGAAATGAGGCGGCTGATCTTCAACAAGGATTATACCTATGAGGATCTGGCCAGTTATCTGACCAAAGATCCTCGAAACGACTGCCCACAGGAAGGGAGGCCGCATATCGAAGGATACTCTCCGGGATATTGCTGGCAGCTGTGCCTCTAAAATGGAGCTGTCTGAGTGGCGGAAGATTGCCAGGGCGTTGGATTCTCTGGAGGCAGTCCCATGCTGAGGATCATCACCGAAGTGGATGCCCCACCAGGGCAGGCCATTGGCGTCAAGGAAGCCCTGGCTATGGAGGCGGAGCGGTACGGCGATACCCGGGTGATCTCCGTGGTAGAAGTGCTGCCGGAGCAGATGAAGCTGCAAGATTAAAGGACGAAGGCCATGAGGGCTACGGTCTGTTGGATAACAGGAGGCAGACCTCGTGGCAAAATTCAAGAAAATTATTGTCGCCGGGCCGCTGGTGGTAGAGTGCATCTACCCCGCGCCCAACCCCAGGGACAGCGCCGGGGTCCGAGCGGGCAAAAAGGCCCTGTCATCGGCGGCCCAACAGCAGATGAACCTGAAATACGCTTATCAGAAGCTGGAGCTGCTGATTGCCGCCAACTTTGGTGTCAGGGACCTGTATGTGACCCTCACCTATGACGACGCCCACCTGCCCCGGAACCGGGCAGAGGCCCGGGCGGCTATGCGGGCCTTTTGGAAGCGGCTGAGGAAAGCCCGGAAAGAAAAGGGCCAGGAGCTGCGTTACCTCTACGTCACCGAGCACAAGCATGGAGAGGGCCGCTGGCATCACCACGCATTGATCAACGGGACCGGCGAGGACTATGACCTGATCCGCCGGTTATGGGGCCAGGGCGGTGTGGAGTTCAAGCAGCTGCGCATTGACCGGGATAAGAATTTTGAGACCCTGGCCCGGTATCTGTGCAAGGAGCAGCGGGACAAGGCGGGGCTGCGGCTGTGGTCTGGCTCCCGGAATTTGCGCAAGCCGGAGCGGGAGTGCTTCCGGGTTCCCAACGACACACAGCTGACCATCCCTCGCAATGCACCGATTACTTTTAATAACGATAATAGAGACACACTCTATGGCCATTTTCAATTTATTAAGTACCTGGCCGCTGGATGGGAGACTACCATAGGTCCCAGGCCCAAGGCCAAACGCCGGCGCCGACGGAAGCGGCCATAACCTTTTTTAATATTTTTTCAGCCTTGAGGATTATATTAACTTATGGAAAAAGGAGTGGGAAACCTTGCAATTTGAATCCAAACATGGTAAAATGTTGACAGTAAGAGGCAAGTGGCTGGAATGTCCCACATGCCGCCGCAACCGGCAGATGATGCAGATACGCCCAGATACCGAGGGGCACAACATCGTGGCATTCTGCCGGGTATGCAAAACTGAACACATCGTGGATATCGTGAAGGGCGAATGCTTTGAGAGCTACGGCCAATGACTGGCGCTGAGACGCGCAGTTGTTGGCCGTAGCTTTTCGTTTTTCCCGATGACCGTGGAGGTGATAGCCCATGGCTAACAGGCTATTGAGGCCTTGCCGGTATCCAGGATGTGGTGCGCTTACTCGCAACGGCTGGTGTTCTGCTCACAAGCCTAAGCAGGCGGCCCGCCGTGAGAGTGTAGCCTGGCACAACTGGTACGGCCTGTCGATTTGGACGGATGGCCTTAGGCCCGCCCAACTTCTGCGGGAACCGTTTTGCAGGGAGTGCGCCCGGCGGGGCTTTCGTGTCCGAGCCACCGACGTGGACCATGTCCAGGACCACAAGGGCAACTGGGCGCTGTTCATCGACGAGGGAAACCTGGAAAGCCTGTGCCACTCCTGCCACAGCCGGAAAACTATGCAGGAACAGTGGAAAAAACGGCGGGCAAAATTACGCAGATGAAAAACAAAACTCGGGAAGCTTTGGGTGCGTCGGCGCGCGGTAGGATTCAGGCGCGCGCGCAGGGCAAGGCTATGCCTTGCAGCCCCTACCCCCCCGGCCAAAAAAGTTTTTTGATGCCTCGTAGATGACCGCATGTCCTACTTCGTGAGAGATTTTTCCCCCATGGGAGAAGTTGGTGAAAGGGGTGATGTTGATGGCGGGAAAAAGACAGCCGACTGTGTTGGTTAAGGCGAATGGGCGAAAGCATTTGAGCAAAGCGGAGGAGGCGGAGCGGCTGGCCGCTGAGCCTCAGGTGGAGCCTTCCGCCTGTGTAAAGCCGCCGGGTTGGCTGACAAAGCGGTTTCACAGTGAGTTCTTGGAGATTGGACAGATTCTGCTTAACGCCGGGCTTTATACCGAACTGGATCGGGATGTGCTTGGGCAGTATTTTGTGGCCCGAGATGGATGGTTGAAAGCGAACAAGAAAGCATCAGCTGCCATACGTGACAATGATGAAAAACGGGCCCAGAGCTGGACGACGATTCAAAATACGTATTTTCGACAAGCCCGACAGTGCGGCGAAGTGATGGGTCTGAGCGTGACCAGCCGGTGTAGGCTGGTGGTTCCGGAGAGCGTCAAACAAAAGTCGGAAGACCAAAACCCATTCCTCCAGCTGATTGAGGGAGGACTGGCCAGTGAAGCCTGACGCATCTGTAGTGGATACTATGCCAGAAATGGTCTGGCTGACGCCTTTTATCCGGGTTCCCGTTCCGGAGGACGGGGCGGAGCTGCGGTACAGCCAGGAGGCCGTGGACCGGGTAGAGCGGTTTTTCTCTCTTCTGGTGTTCGGGCAAAACGAGTGGGCCGGAAAGCCCTTTAAGCTGCTGCCCTGGCAAAAAGAATTTATACAGGAATTTTTCGGTGTCCAGGTGAAAAACCCGGACGGTACCTGGGTGCGGTACCGGCGGTTTGGCTACGAGGAGATACCAAAAAAGAACGGAAAAAGCGAGCTGGCCGCAGGTCTTGGGCTCTATTTCCTGCTAGCGGACGGAGAGCAGCTTCCCCATGTGGGAGTGTTCGCCGTAGACAAGGTCCAGGCGGACATCATTTATAAATGCGCCAAGTACATGGTAGAGAACACCGCCATGTCGGAGCCCAAGCATAAGCCGCTGGCCTGGTGCCGGGACAGTGTCCGGGAAATCCGCACCAAATTCGGCGGACTGCTGAAGGTCTACTCCAGCGACGTGGAGAACAAGCATGGGGCAAGCTACTCCGCTGTGATCTGCGATGAGCTCCACGCCTGGAGCGGACGGGCCGGACGAGAGCGATGGGAAGTGCTCACCGTGGGCTCGGACGCCGCCCGGCGGCAGCAGGCGGTGCTGGTGCTCACCACAGCCGGAGACGACCCGGACCGAACCTCTATCGGATGGGAAATACACGAAAAATGCCGTAAAATTCTGGCCTGGCGGAGAGGGAAGCCGGAGCTGCCCGGGGACGGGGACGACCCTGCGTGGCTGCCCATTATGTACGGGGTGTCCGTTCTCACCGGGGATGATCCGGACAAGCTGGCGGCGCTGGACCTCCAGAACGAGGCGCTTTGGAGGCAGTGCAACCCGTCCTACGGGGTAACTATCAATCCCAGACAGTTCCGACAGGCGGCCCGGGAGGCAAAACAGAGCGAGGCGGCCGAACGAAATTTCCGGTGGCTGCGGCTCAACCAGTGGATTTCCGTGAAGGATGTGGGATGGCTGCCCTTGACCCTTTACGACAAAACTCAAATCGGGCCGTCAAAAAAGGCGGAGCGGGAGGAGTGGATTCGGGAGCACCTGACCGGGAAGATGTGCTTCGGCGGCCTGGATATGTCCATGACCACCGACTTGACCGCCTTTGTGCTGGTCTTCCCGCCCCAGCCGGGGCTGGAGACGGCTGTGGCCCTGTTTCGGGCCTGGCGGCCGATAGACACCGTGCTGGAGGCGGAGCAGCGGGACCATGTTCCATACCGGGACTGGGAGCGGGCCGGATTTCTTACCCTTCCCAAAGGGGACATGATCGACCCCAAGGATGTGGTGGATGCCGTTCTGGAGGCAAATGAGCTGTATGACCTCCAATGCGTGGGAGTGGACCAATATTTAACCCAGACGGTGACTCCCCGGCTGGAGGAAGCAGGGATACAGGTGATTGCCATTGCTCAGACGATGACCGGCATGTCGCCGGCCATGAAGGAGCTGGAGCAGCTGATCCGTAAGCACGAGATGCTCCACGTTCATAACTCTTGCGCCCGCTGGTGCTTCGGCAACGTGCGGTGTGCGGTGGACGGAAACGAGAATATCAAACCAATGAAAAACCGCAGTATCGGTCGGATTGACATTACGGTGGCCTGGATTATCGCCGTGGCTGCCTGGATCGTCAAGAGAAACCAGCCGCCCGACCTGGCTGACGCAATGAGCCGGGGAGATTATCATTTATGAGGTGTGAAAATGAAAAAGGTTGTAAGAGGTCTGGCAAGAAATTTGAGCGGCATTGTAATACTGGCCGGCGCAGTTTTGGTGACCATCGGCGCCGGGATGATCTATCTCCCCGCCGGATTTTTAGCCGGCGGTGGTCTGGCCATTGCCGGAGGGGTCCTGTCCGTCTGGGGAGAGGATAACGGTGGCGACCAGTGAGCCTGAAAAAAGGACTGATCCGGGCCGGCCGTACCCTTGACAGCCCCAGGAAAAGTATGGGCGGCGGCGTGGTCCGGGGCTTGACGCTGGACAACCCAGCCGGGTGGTTAACCGGGGAAGACAGTATATCCATGAGCCGGGACCGGGCCATGAAGGTGTCAACGGTGAACCGGTGCGTGGAGGTGCTGTCCACCTCTATGGCGGTGCTCCCCGTCTACATCATGAATGAGGCGACCAAAGAGCGGATCACAAATCACCAACTGGGCGGTGTGTTCTGGGGCAGGGCAAATGAGGCCATGACCACCTTTGACTACCAAAAGCTGATGATGTGCAACCAGCTTCTGCGGGGGAACGCCTATGCCTGGATCAACCGGGACCCGTCCAGCGGAGCACCCCGGGAGTTGATCCCCCTGCCGCCGGATTATATGTCGATCCAGATAGACACGGCGGGCCATCTCTGGTATTTGTTTCTCAATCCGCAGACAGGGAAGCAAACCAGACTGAGGCCGGAGGATGTGCTCCACTACAAGGCCTACAGCGAGGACGGAATCGAGGGGATCAGCGTACTCCGAAGGGCGAGCCTGACCCTGGATACTTCGATAGCGGCCCAGAAGTATGAAAACAGCACCTGGAGGCACGGAGGACAGCCCAGCGGAATCCTGACCACAGACGCCGACCTGGGAAAAGCAAAGACCTTCCGCACACTGCCCAACGGGCAGAAGGAAGAGGTGGATCCCAAGGAGCAGCTGAGGCAGTCGTGGGAGCGGACCTACGGAGGGCCTGACAACGCGTTTCGGGTGGCGGTGCTGGATGTGGGGCTAAAATATCAGCCTATCTCCATGACCAACACGGATGCCCAGTTTGTGGAGAGCAACGAGGTCCGGGTTTCTGATCTGTGCCGGTTTTTCGGTGTTCCACTTCACCTGGCCTACGCCGGGAAGCAGAGTTACGAAAGCAATGAGCAGAACGGCATTGAATATGTCACCTATACGCTGCTGGGCTATGAGACCCAGTGGGGGCAGGAGGACAGCTACAAGCTGCTGCTGCCCAGCCAGCGGGCCGGAAATCAGCGCGTCAAACGGGAGCTGAAGGTGTTCCTGCGGGGCGATACGACAGCACAGGCGGCCTGGTACAAAGCTATGCGAGAAGTCAGCGGGCTAAATCCGGATGAAATCCGCGGGCTGGAAGACATGGGAAAAATACCGGGCGGCGACAAATATTACGCCAGCTGGAACTACGGTCCACTGGACCAGTGGTCGGAGCTGAGCGCGATTCGAGCTCTTGGAAAAGCCGGCGCGGTGGCGCCGGAGGAAGGAAGTGAGGCGTAAATGGACCCCATTTTAAAGGCGGCACGGGTATGCAAGCAGGAGGTCAACGCGGGGGAGTTGGCACTGATTAACGCCCAAGCACTGCGCCCCCTCAGCGCGGAGGAGGTATTCACCTTTCGGCTGGCGGCCTGTGACAACCAGGTGGACCGGGACAACGAGCGGTTTACCGAGGACGCACTGAAGGAGATGGCGGACCTCTTTGTGGGGCGCCCCGTGCTGATGGACCACCAGTGGAGCGCCCGGAGCCAGACGGCGCGGATATACGCCGGGCACGTGGAGGAAAACGGGCCGGCTCAGCGGCTGATTCTGCGCTGCTACATGCCCAGGACGGACAAAACACGAGACACTATTACCGCCCTGGAGGGGGGTATCCTCCGGGAGTGCTCTGTGGGGGTGGCCGTCCGCAAGTCTGTCTGCTCCATCTGCGGGGCGAACCAGACGGAGACCCTCTGTCAGCACCGGGGCGGCCGGGAGTATGAGGGCAAACGCTGCTGGTTCGACCTTGACCAGGTGGCGGACGCCTATGAGGTGTCGCTGTGTGCCGTGCCGTCCCAGCCTGAAGCGGGAGCAGTTAAAAGCAAGCGGTACGGCGGGCAAGAGCCCCAGGACCCCGACCCGGCGGAGACCGGTGAGGCAGAGGCGATGCTGCTGGCCCGGGCCATGCAAGAGCAGGAAGAAAAACGATATGGAGGTATGGAAGAATGACGTATCAGGAGTATTTGGAACTGAAGGCCAAGCGGGCTGAGAAGGTAAAGGAGGGCCAGGCTCTGCTGGATAAAAAGGACTTTGCGGCCCACAAAGCTCTGATGGCTGATGTGGAGAAAATGAACCAGGAGATTGACGCAACCGAAAAGCAGCTGGCCGAGGAGGGCCGGTTTGCCGATGAAGATGAGAAACTGAAGGGCATGCACCACAATTATCAGGCCCAGCAGGAGGAGAAGGCCAAGGGCGCCGCCGTGGACAGTATCCGTTCTACCAACGAGTATGCCCAGGCCTTTGCCAAGGCGCTGTGCAAGGGCGTGAAGGTGAGCCAGGCCTGGGGGAATGAAGACTATGCCATCTTGACCAAGGCTCTGACTGAAACCGGAGGTACGCCGGAGGGGTCAGACGGCGGATTTTTGGTGCCCGAGGAATTTGACCGGATCATCCACGAGTATGAGAAAGACCTGGTGGACCTGAGCCAGTTCTTTACGGTGGAGAATGTCCGCAGTCTGAGCGGCTGGCGGGCCTTTGAGCAGGGTAAGCGTAAGCCGCTTCCTAAAGTGTCGGAGATGGTTACCATTGGCAAGGACGATCAGCCCAAGTTTGAGAAAATTACCTACACCGTAAGCAAGTACGCCGACCGTCTGCCCGTGTCTGCGGAGCTGCTGGAGGACAATGTCTTCAATCTGCTGCGGTATCTGGGCGGCTGGTTTGGCCCCAAGTATGTGCTGACCAAAAACATGCTGCTACTCAAACTGCTCAACGATCTGGAAAAGACCGTGTCTTTGACAGCAGGCAGCGAGGCCAAGGACCTGCGCAAGGCCTTGATCCGCGATTTGAACACTGCGCACAGCGGGAGCGCCGTCCTGCTGACCAACCAGAACGGCTACGCAGAGATGGACGGTTGGGAGGACAAAAACGGCCGGTCTCTGCTGGTGCCCAACCCGGCCGACCCCAATGTCTACCGGCTCAGCGGCCGGCGGGTGGTCTATGCGGACAACGACCTGATCCCGGATGAGACGGGCAAGACGCCCATTTACGCCGGTAATTTTAAAGCTTTGGGCACCCTCTTTGTCCGAAAGGGTATTGAGGTGGCCGCCACCGATGTGGGCGGGGACGCCTGGGCCACGGACAGCTGGGAGATGCGGGGTATCTGCCGCATGACGGCGGTCGCCATTGACAAAAACGCCGCGTTTAAGGCGACGATGCCGTCGCCGGACGGGGAGTCCGGGGCTTCGACTTTGTCCACCAGGACTAAGGTCTGATGACGGCGGAGCGCAAGGCGGCTCTTATGGCATACTGCCGAATCGATGAGCTCACCGCCGATGAGGAGCCCCTCTTTGAGGGGATATATCAGGCTGCGGTGAGCTACATGGAGCAGGCGGGGATCGCTGGGCCCGAAGCAGGGACACCCCGCCGGGGGCAGTATGACCTGTGTGTCAACGCCCTGGTTCTGGACTCCTGGGACCGGAGAGGAGCCGTGAGCGAGGCCCGGTCCGGACATACCATGACGGACAACGTGTCCTTCAGGCACCTGCTGAACCAGCTGAAGCTGACAGAGCCAGCTGATCCCTTAGACACCGGGCCGTAGGGCGGGGGCTCTGCCCCCCCGCCGAAGCCCGGGCGGCACGGAGGCCGCCCCCTACAAAGGAGCCTTTCTATGTACGTCAATGCGGGAGAACTGAACAAGCGTATTTCCATCTATCAAAAGCCGGAGCTGGAGGAGGACGGATATCTCCCGGAAAATCCGGAGCCTGTGCTGGTGCATACCTGCTGGGCCCGGTTCTCTCAGACCAGCGGGACTGAGATGGTCAAAAACAATGCCGACTTTGGGGAAACGAGAGTCCGTTTTCTGATTCGGTACACCCGGAAGAAGCTTGACCGGAAAATGTTTATCCGCTACAGGGAGGAGGATTATGAAATCCTCTATCTCAACACTTACGGCGACAGCGAGGAATATATGGAAATCTGGTGCAGGCGGATAAGTAATGAGGGAGGAAAGAGCGGTGACCAGGCTGGACGGTAAAATCGAAATCGTTTGGAAAACAAGACTATGCACTGTTGATGATGAGTTTGGAGCTTTCCAAATTTGGGTTCCGTCTGATCCGCCCCTGGCGGTTGTGGAGTTTTCCGACGGTGTGCGGCAAGTGGCTGCGGAAAAAATAAAATTCTGCGATGAAGACCACCAGATGGTAGTCGGGTTTGAAAAATTCAGCAAGGAGAACGGAAATGCTGGACGACAGGATCAGGGCGGCGGTTGAGCCTCTGGTGCCGGTTTGCGTACCAGACCTCTATACCGGAGACGAAACAGAATACTGTACGTATAACTACAGCGAGCTGCCTGCCGCCTTTGGGGACGGGCGGCCCCATGTCACCCGGTATCTGGTTCAGGTGCACTGGTTTCTCCCTCTGAAGCGCCGGCCCCACCCCAAAAAAAAGGAGCTGGCCCGGGCGCTGGGGACCATGCAGAGGTGCGCCATCTGGCCGACTGTCGAAAACGCCTCCGATGAGCTGGGCCAGCACTATGTGTATGAGTTTGTTGCGGTGGATACGGAGGTGTAGATATGCCCGGCGAAGGCGGGCGGCGCGGAGGTATAGGACGGGGCGGCGCGGAGGCCGCCCCCTACACCCGTAGGGCGGGGGCTCTGTCCCCCGCCGCAGAAAGGAGCGGATATGGCGAAGCTGAGTGTAAGCGGTATTGATGACCTAATGTTATCGCTGGAGGAGATCGCCTCCATTCCAGACGATGTGGCCGCCGCCATGCTGGACGCTGAGGCCCAGGTGGTGGAGGAGTATCAGCTGGGCAGCGCGGCGACCATGCTGAAAGGCCCATACTCCACAGGGCAGACAGCCCTTTCTATCCGCCGGGGCAAAATGAAAAAAGGCCGGGACGGTGCCAGAATGGTCTATGTATCCCCCACCGGAACCAATGACCGGGGCGTGAGAAACGCCGAGGTCGCTTTCATCAATGAGTATGGCATTCCCAAGAGCAAGGGCCGGCAGGCCCGGCCCGGACGGCAGTTTATCCGTATCGCCAACGAAAAAGCCGCCGATCCCGCGGTGGCGGAGGCGGAAAAAATCTACGATGAGTTTTTGAAATCCAAAAATCTGTAAGGAGGAAATTTGTATGGAATGGACCATTGAATATCCGATGTGGGCTCCCTTTGCGGATGAAAATCCGGAGCCGGATGGTGCGTTGCCCAACTATGGAACGCCGCTTTCCTTGGGTGAGGTGAATAAATTCCAGTATGCTCCAACGATGAATGAAGGGAAAGCGTATGGCAACTCTGTTTTGGCGCGGTATTTGAGCGTTTTTAAGGAGGGTACTGCTCAAATTACTCTGCTGGACGTTGAGAATGTCGTAAAATCGAAAGTTTTGGGTGCGGAACTGGATGAGAAAGACGGTCTGATCTTCCGAGTCGATGACAAGCCGCCTTATGGGGGCTATGGCTGCATCGCAGGAACTCTGCTGGCCGGGAATAGGCAGGGATATTTTGGAATATTTCTCCCCAAGCTGAAAGCAGTGATCCAGGGGAAAGAGCTGAATACCAACGGAGAAAATATCCAGCTGACCAGCGAAACCCTTAATCTTACCTATTCTGCAGCCAAGGATGGCACCCATTTTATGCAGTCACCTTATTTTGATACAAAGGAAGAGGCTATGGCGTGGGTAGATCAGCGGTTCGTGAAAGCCAGCAGCTCGTCGGTCCAGAGCGCCCCAGCTAGGACAGCAAGCAAGGCGGGTCAGGTATGAAGCTGACGCCCTTTGAGTTTAACGGGACCACCTATTACCTGCTGCTCAACGGGGCGGCCATGTTTGATATCTACGACCAGTTCGGCAGTGAGGGGTCCATCTTGGATCATGTTATGGGAAACAGTAGAGACGCTTTTGAGAATGTGTGCTGGTATCTGGAAGAGCTGGCCGCCCAGGGGGAACTGTTCCGGCGCCGGCAGGGCTTTGACAATGGGCCTATGCTGTCAGCCAATACCCTGATGCTGGAGCTTTCCCCTATGGACGTACCCAGGGCCCGGGCGGCCATTAAAGCGGCTGTCTACAGAGGACTTCTACGGGAAGAGGAACCGCCTCCGGGGACCGTGGACCTTTTCCGGGCTGAGTGGGAAAAAAAAACGGACGAAAATTTACCCGCGCCCAGTACCTGAACGCGGCCGCCCAGTTTCTGGGCCTGAACGTGTTTGAGGCCATGATCCTCCCCGTGGGGCTGATTCTGGATATGGAGGAGCTGGAAATCCAGCGGCGGAGGCTGAGGGAGGAAAAATGACCCCCCTCAGTCAGCCTTCGGCTGACAGCTCCCCCACAAGGGGGGGAGCCATTGGAGATCACCCCTTTGCCTCCCCCTTTATGGGGGAGGTGGCCCGCAGGGCCGGAGGGGGTGTCCGGAAAGGAACGTAATATATGGCTGTCAGAACGATCACTACCCGGCTGGCGCTGGACGGGGAGGCACAATTCAAGCAGGCTATGACCTCCGTTAACGCCTCGCTGCGGGCAATGAAGAGCGAGATTGCCCTGTCGGAGGCCCAATTTAAAGGGCAGGCCAACACCGTGGAGGCCCTGACCGCCAAGGACAAGCTGCTCCGGAAAGAGATCGAGCAGCAGACTGAGAAGGTCAAGGCCCTGTCGCAGGCGCTCCAAGACGCCGCCCAGGTCTACGGGGAGGACAGCAATCAGGTAAGCAACTACCAGGCCCAGCTTAACAGGGCAAAAACTGACCTGGTTAACATGAACCAAGCGCTGAACGAAAATACCAAATATCTGTGGGAAGCCAGAAACAGCGCTGACGGAACCGCCAAGTCTATCGACGGCTTCGGCAACGCCACCAAGGGCGCCGGGGACTCCGTCAATATGTTGGCCTCCGCGCTGAAGGCCGCCGGGGTGGCCGCAGCTCTCCATGAGATCGCCGGGGCCATTCGCAGCTCTATCGACGCCTCCATGGAGTTTGAGACGGCCATGGCCAACTTCAACAAGGTGGCAAAGCTAAACAATCGTGAGCTGTCCATCATGGCGGATCAGATCAAGCAGCTGTCCACTGAAATACCAGCAACAACTTCTGAAATTGCGCAGGTGGCAGAGGCTTCCGTCCGGCTTGGCATTGCGAAGAAGCATGTGCTCCAGTTCACGAGAGTCATGATTGACCTGGGCAATGTCTCTGACCTCAGCTCCGACCAGGCGGCCACCGCCCTGGCCCGGTTCGCCAATATCACCAGGACCGCGGCGGAGGACTACAGCCGCCTGGGCTCCACCGTGGTGGCCCTGGGCAACAATTTCGCCACGTCAGAATCCGAGATCACCAACATGTCCTCCCGGCTGGCCGCCGCCGGCAAGCTGGCGGGCTTGAGCGAGAGCCAGATCATGGGCCTGGCCGCCGCCATGTCCTCCGTAGGCATTGAGGCGGAGGCGGGCGGCACCGCCATGACCCAGACCCTCACCGCCATGGAGAAGGCGGTAACCTCCGGGGGAGAGAAGCTGGAGCTGCTTGCCCAGGTGGCAGGCATGTCCTCCCAGGCGTTTTCTGACGCCTGGGCAAATGAACCCATTACTGCCATACAGGCCTTTATTGGCGGCCTGGCCGGGCTGGACGAAAAAGGGGAGAGCGCCACTCAGGTGCTGGATGACCTGGGAATATCCGGTGTCCAGCAGGCCAACATGCTCAAGTCCCTGGCCCTGGCCAATGAGACGCTGGTGGACGCTGTGGCCCTGGCTAACCGGGCCTGGGACGAAAATACAGAGCTGACCGAGACCGCCGCCGAAAAGTACGCCACCGCCCAGGCCAAGCTGGATATGGCCGCCAACGCGGCAAATAATTTGAAAATCGCTGTGGGCGACGCTTTGAGGCCTGCCCTGGGGGCGCTGGCGGAGGGCGTCACCCCGGTACTGGGCGTGATTGAGACGGTCATCAAGGACAATCCCCTTCTGGTGCAGGGTATTACTGCCGTAGTCACCGTTTTGGGGCTTCTGACCGCCGGGATGACCGCCTATAACATCATCGCTCCCTTGGCGGCCACCGCAACCGGGGCGCTGGCCGCTGCATTGCATCTTCTTCCCTTCGTCGGTGTGGCCACCGCTATCGGGGTAGCCGTGGCTGGACTTAACAGCTTTGTCAAGTGGCTGACGCGAGCTAATGAAGAGGCGGAGGCATTTACCCAGGCGGCGGACGCCATGGACGGGGCCGCCGCCGCCTTGGCGGAGTCCATGGGCGGCGCGGTAACCGCCGCCCTGGAGGAGTCCGGGGCGCTGAACCAGCTAAAGGCTGCCGCCGGAGACGCTGGCCCGTTGCTGGAGGAGCTGGCCGCCCGGTCTGAGGAGCTGGAGGAGGCCACCCTCTACCTGGCTGGGGCCAACGACACCCTGTCCGCCGCCCTGGAGGAACAGAGCAGCCAGGGCCGCCTCAGCCTCCAGACAGCCCTGGACCTGATCGACGCCGGGTACGGCGCCGCCATTGCCGTGGATGAGGAGACCGGGGCGGTCACGCTGAACCGGGAGGAGTACATCCGCCTGGCCTCCGCCAAGATACAGGAGCAGATTGCCACCCTGGAGGCCCAAAAGTCCGCCCTGGAAGCTGCCGCCGCCCTGGACGATGAGGCCGCCGCCGCCCGGCGGGACAGCAGCGCCTATTGGGAGGCCGCCGCCGCCAAGGCCGCCAAGACCGCCGCGGACAAGGATGATATCAAATCTTTGGACGCCCAGATCGCCGCGCTGAAGGCCGCCCAGAGCTCTTTGGGCAGTTACACCGGCGCGGCGGAGAGCTCCGCCCGGCGGACCGCGTCCGCCTCCAGACAGGTCAAGACCCAGGCCCAGCAGGACCTGGAGGCCTACAAGCAGATGAAGGCGGAGCTGGACCACCAAAAGGCCGTGGACCTGGTGGATGAGGCGGAATATTACCGCCAAATGGCGGAGTACCGGGACCAGTACCTCACCGACGACGCCAATGTCAGCGAATACCGGAAGGTTACAGAGCAAATATACAAATACGACAAGTCTCTGGCCGACCAGGAGGCCGAGCTGTGGGCCGACCAGACCGACGCCCTGATCTCTGAGCTGGAGGAGCGCATCAAATCGGTGAGCGGCCAGCAGGACAAGATGGAGGACCGGCTCAGTGGCTACGGGGACCTGTTTGAGGTCAAGGATAACAATTTGACCCTGAACAGCATCCAGGACCAGATTGACGCTATCAACGACTATGAGGAGGCCCTCACCCGGCTGAAGGAGCGGAACATCTCCGGCGGGCTGATGAACGAGGTCCTCAACCTGGACGTGGACAGCGCTACCCAGTACGCCCGGGAGCTGCTGGAGATGAGCGAGGAGCAGTGGGAGGAGTACAACAATCTTTGGGATGAGAAGCAGCAGCGGGCCATGGAGGTGGCCGAGCAGTTCTTCAAGGACCAGCTGGACGTGCTGGAAACCGAGTACAACGACAAGCTGGGCGCCGCCCTGGACAACCTGACCGACACCTCCTACTCCAGCGGTGTGGACACCGCACAGGGCCTCATTGACGGCCTGGCCTCCCAGGAGGAGGCCCTCTATGCCCAGGCCCAGCGGATGGCCGAACAGGTATCCAATATCCTGGCCGGAGCGGGACGCATCCCCTCCAACTCGGAGCTGGCGGCCAGCTTCTCCACAGATCGGATTGCCGAGCGGTTCCAGGGGGTGACCCCCGCCCAGATGCAAAATGCGGTGGTGGGCGGCGTGAACGCCCTCAATACCGCCAGCGCCGGGGCGTCGTATTCCAGGGTTGACGTTACCCTGGAGCTGGACGGCCAGGTCCTGGCCCGGAAACAGGTTGATCCTATGCGTCAGGCATTTAAGGAACGGCCCGAGACGCTGGACGATAAGTGATCTATTGCCTCCGCAGCGGGGCAGGAAATAAAAAAGGGGGTGCTGTTTTGGAGCCTGCACAAATCAATCTGGGCGGCGGTTTGCCAATGCCCAATGTGAGCTTTGACCAGTACAGCTGCTGGGAGGATATGCTCTCCGTGCAGGTGGACATGATCTCCGGCCGGCGGGTGGTGGAGGAACGGGGGCTGATCTGGCGGGTGTCCGTCAGCTATGACTATCTGACAGACAGCGTCCTTCGGGCCGCGCTGGCGATCCTCCGGTCCGGAGCGCCCTTTATCGCCTCCGTGCTGCCCGACAGCCGGGACACCCCCGTAACCTCCCGGTTCCTGGTGGAGAGCCTGACTCAGCCCAAGCTGCTGGCCTTTGACAGCTCTAAACCAATCTGGCATGGGCTCGCCTTCTCCCTGCGGGAGGAGGAGCCGCATGGCTGAAAGGAGTAATCAGTATGAAGGATGGAATTATTAAGGGCAGCGGCAACAGCCGGTATTTGAGAACCGTCGCCAACGCGCTGACCCTGTATCCCAACTATGAGAGCTTTATCGCCGCGCTGATCCAGGGCACTTTTCCCATTGACCTGAACGGAATCAATTCCTCCGGCTGGTCTGCCGTGGGCACAAAACTCAACAAGGCCGCCCTGCTCACCGACTCCCTCTGCTCCGCCCTGGGCCTGTCTACCGCAGCTACCCCTAACCAGGCCATGGACAAGCTGCGGCAGCTGATTAATACCGCCAACTCAAACGCGGACGGGAGGACAAAGACGCAAATTGTCTCTTATAGGGGAACGGATACCTATGGAGAGAGTGATCCTAGCTCTGTCACGTTTTCCTTTGCCCCGGAGGTAGTGATATTTTTGGGAAATGGCTTGCAATTAAAAGATGGGTCGTATAACTGGGAAAGCATGACGGAGATTAATGATGGTTATACCCGATATGCAAACGGAATCAGCAGCATTATGATTTCGTCTATGCTTACCGCTTCTTTTGCAAAAGGATTAGGGTTCGGCTATATGTATGGAAGTGACTATAATGCTTATAAAAAGTACGGAAAGAAGAGCACGGACGGGAAAACCTTTTCTTGGTATGCTACAGATATTGCATTTTCTCAGTTGAATGATTCCGCTTATAACTATTATTTTCTGGGTATTGGCTAATGCTGCCGCGCCCGCTGCGGCTTCCAGGCGTGGTATTTAACTGATTCATAAAACGAAGGAGGCGGGCGGATGATTGCCACAAGCCCGGAGTATCAGGCGGCTATTGTAGGCTCCCCCCGGCGGGTGGAGATACTGGCTATCGTAGACCTGAGCGACCCCGACCTGGTCTGGGGCCCGGTGCTCTCCTCCGGTCTGGCCCCCTGGTCTAAGCCTGACGAGCTGCACAACAAGGAGTTTGAGACCCCGCCCCGTCTGGCTACCCTGGAGTGGGGACGCTGGCTCCTTGACGGCTCATTTGACGGCTTTCCAGCCGATTACAGCGAGGTAAACGGAGTGGGGGTCGCCACGGAAGCTGTGAGCGGCTCCAGCGGGGCGTTTTCTCAGCCTGTTTTCATCCGTCAGGAGCTGGAGCACGTCCACGTACTGCAGATGCTATCTATTTTCTTCTCCTCCGACCCCCTGGACGGGGTCCCGGAGGACTTTGTGGTGGAGGTGCTGGCCGGAGAACAGGTCTACCTGTCCAAGGAGTACACCGGCAGCACCGCCACCGAGATTTCCATCACCGGATTCACCGTCTACGACCCCACCGCCATCCGGCTGACGGTGACCAAGACCACCCTTCCATACCGGCGGGTGCGGGTGATGGAGATTCTTCCAGGACTGTATGAGCGGTGGCCCTCCCGGATGTTTGCCACCTTCTCCTGCGTGCAGCAGGGGGAGTTCTCCTGCCTGTCCCTGCCCTATGGCAGCGTGACCATGGCTATCGACAACAAGTCCCGGCGGTTTGAGCCCCGGCGTAAGGACGGTATCTTCCAGTCCATCGAGGAGCGCCAGGCCATCGACGTGTACATCGGGGTGCGCCTGGCCTCCGGGTCCTATGAACATGTGCGGCTGGGGCTGTTCTACATGGCCGGGGACGGGTGGAAGACGGGGGATAACTCCCTGACCATGCAGTGGTATCTGGTGGACATCATCGGGGTGCTCACAGACCGGAGCTTTCTGTGGCTGGCAGAGGAGGACCTCCCCACCACCCTGGGAGGCTGGCTGGAAGCCATTGTCCTCCAGCTGGGGGAAAACTTTCGGTATCGTTACAGCGCCGACCCGGACTACATCGACAAGCCGGTTACCGCCAAAAAACAGGAGGATGTGGTGGGGAAAAAGTGCGGGGACCTGATTCGGTGGGTCTGTCAGGCCTCGGGCACCTGGCCCCGGGCGGATGCGGAGACGGGCAAGCTGTGCGCCGAGCCCCTCTGGAATCAGGGAAACCAGATTACCCTGGCCAACCTGGTGAAGTATCCCACCATGGGGGCCAACAGGTCTCTGGCCGCGCTGATCTTTACGCTCTCCGACGGGACGGAGCTGGTGATCAGCGGCAACTCCACCAGCTCCGAGGATACAGTGCGCATTGTCAACCCCTTCCTTCACACGGCGGAGCAGGCTCGGGCGGCCGCCCGGCTCATTCTGGCCCAGTATGGCGGCAACGTGCTGGAGACCACCGGACGGGGAGACCCCTCCAGTGAGATCGGAGACGTTGACACCATACAGCTGGACGAATCCAACGCCACCACCGCCCGGCGGAAGAGCCAGACAATCCAGTTCCAAGGCGGCGTCATGCAGAACTGCCCCAGCACTCTGCTCCAGGCCGACGGGTCCTATCTCTGGGAAAACTTTGAGGTTATTCGGGAGAGCGGAAGCTGGAGAGCGCCTCCTGGAGTGCGCCAGCTTCGGCTGGTCCTGGGCCAGGGGGGCCAGGGGGGCGGCCACGGCGAGGACGGCTACGTCCGGGAGGGCTGGGACACTGTGGAGGCGGGATACGGCGACCCGGGCCAGGACGGCCAGGGGGGCAAGATTTGGTACGGCGTTATTGACTGCAACGAGGAGCAGGAGTTCGTCGTCCACCTGGGGGCCGGGGGCGCTGCGGCTGCCGTCAAGGGCGTCCCTGGGGCCAAGGGAGAACATACTACCTTTGGAGCCTACTCCTCCGCCAACGGTCAGGTCTATGAGCAGGGGTATACCGACATTGCAAACGGCCAGGTCTTTGCCCGGCCCGGCGTGGAGGCTCCCCTCCCGGGCACCGGAGACGGAGGAAAGGGCGGCAGAGGAGGCGACCCGGGCGCCGGCATTATTTATGAGGTCTATGACAAGGAGACCGGCCAGGTGGTCGGCACAAGATTTGAGGTCACAGAGGAGCCCGGCCCCGGACACAAGGGCGTTGACGGGGCCACCGGGTTTGTGATGGTGACGTGGGAGAAAGTAGAGGAGGGTATTAAATGATCGCGTTGTTTATCTCTATCCTGAGTTTGGTCGTTGTAATTTGTTTGATGTTTTTTGCAAAGAAAGCAACAAAAGCAGTGCCCTGTAGACTGGAACAGCTCGAACTGGGGCAATCCAAGGAGCCCTTTTCCGTTGCCGAATATATGGACCGGATTGATCGGGCACAAGTGGAGATTTTGAGCAATCAGAAGACTGTCGATCAGACAATAATCCTTTGGTGGGGGCTGGATGGTCTGCGTTTGAACGAGGACGGGATATTGGAGTGGATCACCCGGAAGAAAAAAACGCCGAAGCCCTCTAAAACAGCGGATACCTCATTCTATCTTTCTGGCGTCGAGAATTTTCTGGTACAGTATCCCAGTTATTTGGACTTTTTGTTGGGCCTTTCTGCCCCACTCCCTACTGATCTAGTTTGAAGCGATGAGACTAGGTTATCAAATATGCCGTGAAGAAAGGAGAATGCCTATGAAATGGAGAGATGACCCCGGGACGCAGGCGGCCCTTGGTGCGCTGCTTGACACTTTAGCGGGTAAAAGCGGGGGGGGGGGTAATTCCCTCGAAACCATTGCGCCGCAAGGGATACGAGGCTTTGTCCTCTTTCTGGACGACGGCCGGGTAGCCGCCGTAAACCTGGAGGAGGAGAAACCCTCCGTCAGCGGCGGCGCCGCTGACACCTCCCTTCACGAAGGGAGGCAGGACTATGACTGACGGCATTATCAGGGGCTCCGGCAACAGCCGGTATTTGCGCACCGTGGCCAACGCCCGGACGCTCTACCCAACCTACAGCGATTTCCTCACCGCGCTGATTCAGGGCACCTTCCCCATTGATCTCAACGGCATCAACTCCTCCGGCTGGTCCACCGTGGGCATGAAGCTGAACAAGGCAAACCTGCTCACCGACTCCCTCTGCTCCGCCCTGGGCCTGTCTACATCCGCCACCCCCAACCAGGCCATGGACAAGCTTCGGCAGCTGATCGCGACGGCACAGGCCGGGGTTGATAACGGGGTGAAAATCGAGCTGGTATCCTATGTCGGAACGGGAACAAATGGAGTAAATAACCCAACCAGCGTTACATTTCCGTTCGCTCCAAAAATTATGTGCCTTACAAATTATCAGAACATTAGGGAGGGCGCGAATTATACAAATTATACTCCGAGCGATTGGATAAACCCAATTCTTCTGACGACTGACTATCAAAGAGGTATTCTTAATTCTAATGCCACGATCTGGGCAAAAATAAGCTCAGACAGAAAAACGCTCACATGGTACAGCACCGAAAGCTTTATGGTGCAATGGAACAGCCCTACCAACCGATACGATTGGCTTGCGATTAAGTAAATCAAACGAGAGGAGGCGGCCTAATGGCTGTATACACCCCGGTTATTATCAGCGTGACCCTTAGTCCCAACCCAGGCAAGGCGGGGCAGCCGGTAAAAGTCTCCATCGCCGCCTCCGACGTCCAGGCAATCCCCGCCAATGCGGACTACTACAGCAACGAGTTTTACGCGGGAGAGGTGTAGCGGATGGCGATTACAAAAGTCAGGGTGAAGTTGGAGGGGGTCTGGACCACCCTGACCTACAACAGCTCCACCGCCCGCTGGGAGGGAAACATCACCCCCGCCGGCACCTCTATCCACCAGCCGGGGGGCTACTTCTCCCTGACGGCGGAGGCCACCAACTCCAACGGTCAGACCGACACCCTCACCGGAAGTCAAATCCAGAGCCTGCGGCTGGTGGTCCGGGAGACCACCGCCCCGGTGGTGACCCTGGTTTCCCCGGCCCAGGGCTGGCTGACCACAAACACCCCCAGATTTGTCTTTGAGGCCTCCGATGAGGCGGGGGGCTCCGGTCTTGATACCTCCAGCGCCCGGGCCACCATTGACGGGGTATCCGTTTCCTGCTCCCTGACGGCCTCCGGCAGCGCCTACCGGCTCACCTTCGGCGGCCAGGTGCTCTCCGAGGGGCCCCACACCGTCACCGCCTCGGTGGCCGACCGGGACGGCAACCGGACCACTGTCACCGCCAACTATCAGGTGGACACGGTGCCCCCGAAGATTGTCCTCACCCTCCCGGAGAGCCACCGGGTGGTGGACTGGGCTGAGGTCACCATCGCCGGCGCCGTCTCCGACGCCACGGCGGGGGTAGCCAGCGTCCATGTTGGGAGCGTCTCCGTCACCCCGGACGGGGAGGGGAAATTCTCCCTCACCGTGCCCCTGGAGGTGGGGGAGAACAACATCACTGTCACCGCCGTGGACCACGCCGGGCTTCAGACCACCGCGTTGGTATGGATGCTTCGGCTCATCACCGACCGGGTCCAGGCCGACGTGGACCGGGTGGCGGAGCTGTCCGCCCGGGCGGCTGGGGGCATCCCCTTCTCCCAGTGGCCGGCGGCGGACCGGACCTATTGGCTGGGAATTTTGAAGGGGGCCTATAAAAATCTGGACATGAACCGGGTGGGGATTGCCGTTGACTATCTGACTCGGGAGTTCACCGCCCGGGGCTACGCCCCCATCACCCAGCCAAAAAAAGACTGGACCGCTCAGAACTACCCTACCCTCGCCCAGCGGCAGACCTATCTGGACAACGTGGCCCAGATCGCCGGTCTGCTCCCCGTCCAGGCCCCGGCGCTGCCTCCGGATATGGAGGGCTTCGACTTCATGGAGGCCAACGCCGTGGAGGCCAACCTGGTAGCCGCCGACAGCTTTTTCCCTTGGATGGACCGCTCGCCCTACTACAGCGACGAGATTTACTGCGGGGAAGAATAAGAAAGGAGAATTTTATGAATGTTTTGGAAGGATTGCAGGCAGTACATAGCACTTTAGCGAGCGAAAGTGGGGGGGGGGTAATTCCATCGAAACCATTGCGGCACAAGGGATAAGAGGCCTCGCCATTTTTCTCAGCGACGGCCGGGTGGCCGCCTATGACCTGGAGGAGGAGAAACCCTCCGTCAGCGGCGGCGCCGCTGACACCTCCCTTTGCGAAGGGAGGCAGGGCCATGACTGACGGGATCATCAAGGGCTCAGGCAACAGCCGGTATTTGAGGACCGTGGCCAACGCCCGGACGCTGTATCCAACCTGGGACGCAGCCCTATCCGCCCTAATCCAGGGGACCTTTCCCGTGGATTTAAATGGGATCAATTCTTCCGGCTGGTCTACCGTGGGCACAAAGCTCAACAAGGCCAGCCTGCTCACCGACTCCCTCTGCTCCGCCCTGGGCCTGTCCACCTCCGCCACCCCCACCCAGGCCATGGACAAGCTCCGCCAGCTGGTCGCCACAGCTCAGGATACAGCAAATGCACGTCCTGATTTGTTGATGGGCAGCTATGTCGGAACTGGAGTAGAAGGAACAGAAGCTTCCCCAAGATCTTTGACCTTTTCTCGTGCGCCAAAAATTGTAATGATGCTGACAGAAGCTCCATTCAGGAGAGGAAATACTGCCTATGATTTTTTTGATGTTATTGGAAACAACAACACAGTAATAAACTGCGCCGCTTTATCGACTGAATGGAAACGTGGAAATACGTTTGGGTCAGAAAGACCAAATTCCGTGAGTGATTCTCAATCTCACGCCCCACTAGGAAAAAAATCGTCAGACGGGAAAACCATTTATTGGTACACAGAAGGAAGCACCTACGGGAGTAATAACGGATCATGGTGCGCAAATAAATCTGGCACAACTTATTATTGGATCGCTTTTTGTTAGGAGGTAACTTATGACCATCATCAAAATTCAGACCAACGACAACGGCAGCCACGACAACAACACGATCTACGGGGCGACGCTGGAGGAGTTCACCATCCCGGAGGGCTGGGCACTCCTCCCCGAGTCCCTGGGCACCCCCGAGACGCTGGAGAGCTTTCCCTTTGGGATTGTTACTGCAGAGGACATCGACGGGGTCCCCACGGTCACCAGCTGGACCCCGGGAACTGTTCCGGAGCCGGAGCCCACGCCGGAGCCCGAAGAGGAGGTCACTCCTGAGGACGTCCTCAAAACCATGTTAGGAGGCTGACAACATGCTTACAAACTCTGATCTCAAGGCTGCGGAGCAGCTGCGCCGGGCCCTCCAGCTTTTTGCCGAAACCCTGCCTGAAGCCCAGGCCAGGGAGGTGGCTGCGGTCTACCCGGCCTATCAGACAGGCCGGGCCTATAAGGCAGGCGAGTACCTCACCGATGGCGTGGACACCAACGGAGACCCACTGCTTTATAAGGTGGTCCAGGACCACACCAGCGCCGATGAGTGGCCCCCTGAGATCACCCCGTCTCTGTATACCTGCGTCAGCCTGGGGACCTCAGACTGGCCTATCTGGAGCCAGCCCACCGGCGCCCACGACGCATACAACGCAGGCGACGTAGTGGACCGAAACGGCACGCTGTACAAGTCCAAAATTGACGGAAACGTCTGGGACCCGGAGCAGTTTCCCGATTACTGGGAGGTCTACGAGGTGGTTTGAGGTGCCGGGTCAACAAAACATTAATTTCGTTGACCGTTTTCCCAGGAGAACGGGCGGGCCATCCGTCAAAACGCCCAATTTCTGCGTGAAACACCGGGAAAAGGGCCGTGTACCGCTATGGGAACTTTGCCCGAAAAGTTGCGAAAAATATCCCCTTGGTAAAATTGACAGTGAGGAGTGATTTTATGTTCCAGCTGTACGCAAACCGGACCCACCTGGAGGTCCAGGGAGCGGAGCTGCTTACCTCCGGCAGCGCGGGAGTTTTTCAGGCGGCCTTCACATTCTCCTCGGACTGGGAGGGGTTGGAAAAAACCGCCGTATTTCGTGCTGGACGGGTGTCCAGGTCCGTGATCCTGGATGGAGAGGGGCCGGTGGTCATCCCCTGGGAGGTGCTGGAGACCCCCGGTGTCTGGCTGGAGTGCGGCGTCTATGGAAAAAGGGGGGATACCATCGTCCTCCCTACCGTCTGGACTCAGCTGGGCTACATCCAAAAGGGGGCATCCCCCGGGCCGGAGTCCAGACCCCCCACCCCTGAGCTGTGGCAGCTGGAGCTGGCAAAAAAACAGGACAAGCTGTCCGGCCAGCCCGACCAGCTGGTGGGCTTCGATGACCAGGGCAACGCCGTGGCCGTAGACGCAGGTGAGGCTATGCAGGGGCCGCCCGGCCCTGCTGGTATTCAGGGGCCTGCCGGAGAAGCGGGACCTCCGGGGGAAAAGGGAGCTGACGGATTGCCCGGCAAGGATGGAGACCCCGGGCCCCCGGGTCCACAGGGAGAACCAGGTCCGCAAGGTCCTGTGGGGCCGCAGGGAGAACGAGGAGAACGAGGAGAACGAGGAGAACAGGGGCCTCCCGGCCCGGCTGGCAGTGGCTCCGATATCACCGCCGGAGACGGGCTGAGCAAAGACGGCGACACCCTCAACGTGGACAACCCGGTCCGGGGCATCCTGACCCAGGCGGAGTGGGACGCCCTCACGGAAGAGCAGAAAGCCAGCGGGACCTACTTCGTGGACGATGGCGGCGGCTCTGGAGGGGGAAGCAGCTGGGAGACCTATTCCACCGAGGAGCAGAGGATCGGCACATGGTTCGGGAGGCCGCTGTATCGGAAATGTTATGAAGTA